CGGGATGAGATCGCGTCGGGCATTAGGACTCAGGTGAACAATCGCGCCGGGTCCCGAACCGCTGGCGTGAGTATCCGCATGGCGTCGCGCAAGGCTGAGATCAACAACCTGGGCAAGATCCTGGACAACAAGGGGTTCATCAGGCACCCCACGCGCATGGGCCCGAACTGGCGAGCGATCAACCGCGAGGTCTGGACTAACACCACGGCAACCAACGGGCGCGGCTGGTTCTTTGACGCAGCAGAACGACGCCGCCCCGAGGTGGTGCGTGCTGTCTCTCAGACTCTCGATGAGTGGCTGGTGAAGTTGGCCCGCAGGGTCGACAAGGTTTCTTAGCGTGAACAGGCAAAGCCGCAAGTGGCGCGACATGGCTACCAGGTTTAGGAACAGGTGCAGGTCCATCTCTGCCCCGTGCGCCCTGTGTGGTCAGCCCATCGACTACACACTCAGCGGTCGTGACCCGTGGGGATTCAGCGCCGACCACGTTGAGCCACTGGCCTTAGGCGGTCGGCTACTGCCGGGCGATCAGGGGCTCAGGCCAGCGCACCTTAGGTGTAACTCAGCACGAGGCGCAGGCAGAACAACGGCCAGACACTCGCGCATGTGGTGACACACCCCGGGGGGCACCCATCGGCCACGGCGGGGGCACGGTGTGACCCTCGCCCCTCATAGTCGCTTTTCTCTCTCCACTCGTGGAGCCCAGGCTGGAGGCGGAAGTGTGAGCGTGGCCGATTCCGCCATCACCGGCATGACGACCCAGACCTTGACCGCCGTGCGCGATCACCTTGCGGCTCTGCTTGACGTCGCTGGCCCCCGCGAGGCCCCCGCTTTGGCGCGTGAATTGCGCGCGGTGATGGCCGAAATCGCGGCGAACTCTTCACCGGGGGAGGCGAACCCGATTGACGATCTCGCCGCCCGTCGCACCGCCCGTCGCTCAGCCTCGGGTGCGGCTGGTTCCTGAGTCGTGTACGTCAGCGGGCGGTGAGGCCGCAGAGCTGGCCGCGTCTGCCGGCCTCGTCCTTGACCGCTGGCAGGCCGACGTCCTTGACGACTTCCTGTCCGAGCGCCCCGATGGCAAGTGGGCCGCGCTTGAGTGTGGCCTGATCGTGCCTCGCCAGAACGGCAAGTCACGGGCCTTGGAGGCGCTTGCGCTTCACGCCCTGTTCCTTGACCCTGACGCGCGCCTCACACTGTGGAGCGCGCACCAGTTCAAGACGGCGCGTGAGGCGTTCCGCAACCTGCAAGCGATGGTCACGAACTACGACCACCTACGAAAGCTGGTCAAGGCCGTGCGCGCCTCGCACGGCGAAGAGGGCATCGAACTCAAGGACGGCTCACGGCTGAACTTCGTGGCGCGTTCACGCACGAGCGGTCGTGGCTTTTCTGGCGACAAGTTGATTCTGGACGAGGCGCAGGAGATCGACCCCGAGGACATCGCGTCGTCGCTGCCAATGTTGTCGGCACGGCCCAATCCACAGATCATCTACGCAGGCACAGTGAGCGACACCGCCGACCATTTGCGCGGCTTGCGTGATCGAGCAGAGGCCAATGATGGCGAGACTCGGCTTGCGGTGACCGAGTACGGGGCAGACCCCGACGAACTCGTTGACGACCCCGCACAGTGGGCGGCAGCCAATCCCTCATTTGGGACGCGGCTTGATCCTGAGTTTGCGGCGATGGAGTTCAAGTCGATGCCGCTGGAGTCGTTCAAGCAGGAGCGGCTAGGGCTTTGGCCTCCGCGCGTTGGCGAGTCGGGGCCGGTGACCCCCGAGGTGTGGGCTGAGCTGGTTGACCTTGATTCGACCATTCCCGGCGTCCCGACGTTCAGTGTGGACGTTTCTCCTGATCGCAGTTCTGCGGCGGTCGCGGCTGCCGGTCGTTCCCATGTTGAGGTCATTGACGCCCGCTCTGGCGTCGGCTGGGTAGTGGATCGCTGTGCGGCGCTGTGCGCCGACCACGGGGGCGAGGTAGTCCTTGACCCTGGCGGCGCTGCTGGCGCTTTGATAACGGCGCTGGAGGCCGCAGAGGTGCCGCTGCGCCTTATGAAGACCCGCGACGTGGTGCAGGCGTGTGGATCGTTCATCGACGCCGTGGCGAACAGCACTATTCGGCACCTAGACCAACCTTCGTTGAACGCCGCCGTCTCGGGCGCTTCGTTGCGCTCTGTCGGCGAGGCGTCTGCTTGGTCCCGCAAGAACTCATCCGTCGACATCACCCCGCTAGTGGCCGCGACGAACGCCCTGTGGGGCGCGGGGACCTCTGACCTTGACGGTGGCGAGCCGTCCATGCACTTCATCTAGGAGGCCACTGTGCGCCGCTCTGTGCTGCTTGTGGCCTCAGGCGTTGCGTTGATTGCGTCGGGGGTTGCGTTGTGGTCCCCGGCTTTGGCTCTTGTCTGTGTCGGCGTTTCTTTGGTGGCCTGGGGCCTGCTTCGTGAGGGGGCCGCGTGAGGCTGATCGACAGTTTCCGAACCGAGGCCCCTGCCGTCTCTGAGCGCGCGTCACAGTTGGTGTCGTCGTGGCCGCACAAGACCACGCGCGAGTACCTGATGAGCAACTTGATCAGTTACTCCGAGGCTGGCTACAAGGGCAACTCTGTGGTGTTCGCGCTGGTGCAGGCGCGCATGGATCTGTTCACCGAGGCCGAGTTCAAGTTCCGTGACCTTGCGTCCAAGCGACTGTTCGGCACCCCTGACCTTGTGAAGCTGGAGCGCCCGTGGCCTGGTGGCACGACAGCGGAACTGCTGGCGCGCATGGAGCAGGACGTGTCGCTGGCCGGTAACGCCTTCGTCCGTGATTGTGGCTCGCGCCTTGAGCGCCTGCGCCCTGACTGGGTGGAGATCATTCACCGGGTCGATGAGTTCACCGGGGCCGATGAGGTCATCGGCTACCTGTATCGGCGCGAGGGCAAGGGCGAGGAGATTTACCCCGTCGAGGAAGTGGCGCATTGGTGCCCGATCCCTGACCCGATCTCACCGTTCCGTGGCATGTCATGGCTGACGCCTGTGGTGCGCGAGATCGACGTCGATGGGGCGATGACGCAGCACAAGTCGACGTTCTTTGAGCAGGCGGCAACGCCCAACATCGTGTTCAAGTATCAGCGCGAACTGAAGCCCGAGACGATTGCGAAGATGCGCGAGCAGTTCGATGCGCGGTTCGCTGGCCCCGGCGGCAACAAGACGCTGTGGATCGACCAGGGCGCTGACCTGACGGTGGTCGGTAATTCGTTTGAGCAGATGGAGTTCAAGGCGATTCAGGGCGCGGGCGAGACTCGCATCGCTGCTGCTGCCCGCGTTCCACCGATTGTCGCGGGGTTCTCCGAGGGCCTTGACGCCTCCACCTACTCCAACTACTCCCAGGCGCTGCGTGCGTTTGGCGACAACTTCATGCGCTCGCACTGGCGTGGCGCGTGTGCGGCGCTGTCGAAGATCGTTGACGTTCCTGACGGTGCCCGCCTTTGGTACGACACCACGGACATCGCCGCTTTGCAGGAGGGCGAGGTTCAGCGCGCGGAGTCGTCGGCTAAGCGTGCGTCAACGATTGCGGCGTATCTGATGGCCGGGTTCACGGCCGAGTCTGCTGTCTCTGCCGTCCTTGCCGACGATGAGACGTTGCTTGTTCACACGGGAGCGATCTCTGTCCAGCTCTACCCACAGGGGAAGGCTCCTACCAATGACGACTAACTTCACGCGGGCGTTTCCGCTGGAGGACATCTCAATCAAGCCCGATGGCGATGGCCGCACGGTTATCGCCTACGCGGCTGTGTGGGACCAGCCCACGGAGATCAAGGACCACCAGGGCCACTATCGGGAGCAGCTGTCCCGGGCGTCGTTCGCGCGCACTTTGAGCCATCGTGGGGACCGCCCATATCCAGTGCTGTTCAACCACGGTCGGACGATCTACGGGACACCTTCGGAACTTGACTCGCTGCCCATCGGTGTGAGTGTTGAGCCGCCCCGCATTGAGGAGCGCGGGCTGCTGACCGTTTCCCGCTATCACGAGGGCGACCGCGCCGAACAGGTGCTAGAGGCCA